CCTCGTGCTGGTAACGCTTCACCAGCGCGTCCAATTCGTTCGAGAACTCGATCAATCCTCTCATGTCGAACCAGTGCCTCCAGCGTTCCCAACCCTCGCCAGCGCCACAAGCGCAGTCACGCACAAAGCGGTCGGCGGCCTCGTTCATCAGCGCGTGCTTTTTCATTTCAAGGGCGGCGATCACATCGGCGTAAGTGATGTCGGCCTCGTGCTGGTAACGCTTCACCAGCGCGTCCAATTCGTTCGAGAACTCGATCAATCCTCTCATGTCGAACCAGTGCCTCCAGCGTTCCCAACCCTCGCCAGCGCCACAAGCGCAGTCACGCACAAACTGGCATTACGCCAATCGTCCATGCCAACAAAAATGCGCATCTGGTTCAATTCCCGCACGGCTGCATTACGCAATTCGTCCCGCGAATCATCTTTCAGCGCGTGAAGTGTTGCAAAAGCGTATGCGCACCGCTCGGCTTCGTCCTTATCCTCTTCGCGCAGCGCGTGCATCAGGCGTGCCCAATGCGCTTTGTGGTCGGTGAGGGTTGTCAAAACGGTACTCCTTTCGATTCATCACTTGTCGGCATGTTTGCAATCTCTTCAAGCGTTGGCCTGTGCCACTCTTCCCATTCTCCGCTCGCCCATACATGCAGGGTATCGCATTCTTCGCCTGTTGTTGTCCGCTCGGCGCCAGCGTATAGGTCCGGGCTGCACATTATGTTCCATCGGTCTGCAAACGTTGTTGCCCGCAACATACGCGACTTCACGAAGTTGACGAAGCCCTCAGGCGTGCGTACAGGCATTGCTTCTGTTCTGCGGTTGTGCATCTTGTACGCTATTGCCAACTCGCGCCCGCCAGGACTCTTCGACCACTTCTGTCCTGCCGATGTCATCCACTGCATAGTTTTGATAAGGGTGCTCCGGTCCCAGTTGCCCAACTCGATGTCGAGCGTTCGCGCAATCATTTCCGGGTCGAAGTCGTAAGGCCGCGCGAAGTATTGGCAGTACATCCGCGCCCACACTTCCTCTTGTCGTATGTCTATTCTTGGCATTTTAACTCCTTAACAACCGCATCAGCGGATAAACCGCTGTGCTCTGTGCTCGCCGCCTGTCTCGCCTTCGCCTTTGCTGTCAATTCCTCGATTGCCGCAAGCTGCCCCCCATCGTCCTTCATCGGGTCATAGCCGCCTGCGTTGTTGATTGGCCTGCCCTTCGGCTTGTCGCACCGCGCCCAGTGCGAAGCAAGCGCCGTGCTTGTAACCGTGCATTCATCGAAATGGCTTGTGTAATTCTTGGCCCTTCGCTTTATCTCTGCCGCGCTCACATCCGGGCACACTTCAACAATCAACTGCTTCGCCTTTGCGTGTTTGCTCCATGATGACTTCGTTACTTGCCTTAAATCGTCGGTTTCCAATGCTGCAAGGGCATCCATGACTTCATCTCTCTTGCGCGGCGGCTTGTCCGGCGCAATAGTCTTTCCCTTCCTTTCCGTTCCCTTCCCTTCCATTCCATTCCGCGCAGGAAGGTGCGGGATTGCCGCAGGAAGGTGCGGGATTGGTATTCCGTCTGCCGTAACAAGTTCAAGCCAGCCTACTTGTGATGATGAGAGAAAATCCAATGCACGCTGAATGTCAGCCGATGAACGCCATCCGGTTTTGAATGCTATGGCCTCAGCGTCTAATGGGGTGCCATCCTCCCGCAGGAGGGTGCCGCGTTCCCGCAGGCACTTGCTGGCTACTTGCAGGATGAGGTGCCAGCATCCATAAATAACCATGCCGTCTTTCTCGCGCATGATGCGTTGGAAGCCTTCACCGTCGTGCTTGTTTGGAACCGGCACCCATGCCATTTTCACCATCTCGCGGGTGCGGTTATTCTCGAAGTGTTTGTCCCAGTCCTTAACCCTGTACACACTTATTGCCTGATTCATCACTTATCTCCTGATTTTCCGTAAGGGCCGCAACAATATCGTCGGCCAGAAACCACATCTGCCGTTTGATTTCCGACTGTTGAACGGGCGCAATAGAAACGCCAAGGCGGGTCAGAATCTTTGCGATATGTCTGTTTACGATTCGCTCTTTAATCTCATCCATATTAGCACTCATTGCCTTACTGTCTCCTATCTAACCATCCAACCTTGCGGGTGTCAAGCGGGTTTTTCGCTTTTCTTTTTCGCTCTCCTCGTCTCCCACGCCCGCTTTCTCGCCTCCGCATCCGGTTGCCCGGCGCTTCGGGGCCGTCCCCCAAGTTTCCCGTTTTCGCGGGCGGCGCGGGCCTTGGGGTTTTTGCGTGTTTTCACCGGGCGACGTTTTTGGAGTCTCGTTTAACCGTCGTGGACTCGGCGCGACGGCCCGGTATGGTGTTATTCCTGCGCGTCTGACATCACGCCCAACACGGTGTTGCCCTTCTCATTTCGCTCGATGCGCAGCTCGACTTCCTGCCCTACCAGTCCGCGCAACACTTCGGCCAACGAATTGCTGAACGTGCTGAACCACTCATCGCCCGACTTGAAGTAGTAACGCACCCAAGGCTTTTCTTTGCTCCCGCCCGACCTTGATTTAACCTCGCCAATCGTGACCGCAACCACCTCGCCTTTGTCATCTTGGTTCTCCGGTTCCAGCTCCACCGTCGGCTTTATCGGCTCGCGTCGCTTGCCGCCATCGTCATCCTGATCTGCAGTTGCCAATCCAAGCGCTGAAAGCAGGGTGTACCGCTGCAAGTACGTGACCGCCGAACCCACGGCCTGAATTAGGTTTTTGTTCCCGCTCTCGTCACGCGGCCCGCAAAGCGTTGTGGATTCCCTGTGCCCCGCCCGGTGCGTGATGTTGCATGTTACCCGAACGGCGTTGCTCTCCTGCGCGGTTTCCCAGCTTATGCTCAAGCCGTTCTTTGACAACATCGGCGTTATCGCGCTGACAATGCTGCCAAGTGTGGCGTGCTTGTAGTGCGTGCGCCCCTTGCTCGATGTAAAGTCCACGCTCGCATCCTTGCCAAGCACCGCAGGGCACTCGCTTTTGAATGCCGTCATAGCCTCCACGTATGCTTTGCGCGCCTGTGCCGCCTCCCATTGCTGTTGAATGTCTATCAGTTTTTGCAGCACAGCAGGATCGGCTTTATGCTCAAGCGCCATTTGCATCATCTCTGCCGGGTTGCGTTGCGGAACAGCCAGTTCGGTCCGCATTGCGTCCGGGTCTTGCACCCGTACCGGTGTTGTAATCAACTTCTTGTCTGTCATTGCCATTCTCCTTTCTTACCGAACCTCTTTCCTGAACTCCACGCCGGGAATCTCCGTCATGTGGTTGCTCGCCTTCGCCCTCTCCAGTTTCGTTACGCTGATCTCGCAGTACCCCGCAAGGTCTGGACGTGTCGCAATCGCAGCGAAGAACGCCCCCGCATCAACTACCCGCGCCACCCACACCCGCGCAACCTTGACCGCCGACTTTGGAGCCGCAACCTGGACAACTGGTGCGATCACTTGCGCCGCCTGTTCCAGACGTTCCTCGCGCTTCTCTTGCGTCTTGAGCTTCGCCGCCTGTGCTTCCAAACGCTCGCGCTCCTTGCGGGCCTGCTCGTCGGCGATAGCCTGCAAGCGGCGTTGCTCGGCCTCGGCCTTGGCCCGCTCGGCCTCGGTCCACGCGATCACCTTGCCTTTGATCGTTTTGCGGCTCGCCTCCATCGGGGCCACAAACGCATCGCGCAACGCTGTCAGTCGCCGGTGCATCGCGTGGAAGCCGGTAATCACGTTGGCAAGGATTTCGTGGCCCTTGACCGCCTTCACATCAGCCGCGATCAGGTCGCAAACTTCTGCGGCGCTTTTTGCGCTCGCATCATCAACTACCCGTATCGTTTCAGCCGTCATTGCGTATGTCTCAATACGATTTGCAATCGGCGCAAGGTCTGTTATCAAGGACTCCCGCATAGACTGCGGAACGATAGCCGTTCCAGCCGCTTCCAATACTTCCGTTACTTCTGCTTGCATCTTGTCCATTAACTAGCATCCTGTTTGTGTTGTCCTAACCGATCTTGTATTCCCCAAACGACCCGCAGCGCCGCGAACTCCCGCGACTTCAACCGCATATCGAAAACGTCTGTGCATTTGTACGTGCCGTCCTCGTGCAGACCTACGCCCATGCCGTAGCGGGGTGCGGCCTTGCCAAGCGCAAGCGCGTACCCGCCAAGCTGCAAGGCAACCCGCTCGTCATCGGCGTCGTTGGTCTTCCAGTCTATTATAAACGAGCCGGAAATGCGCGGCGTAACCAAACCGAGAACCGCGTCATATCTTCCGCAATATTGATGCATGACTGATTGCACAACGCCCTCGACCGAAACAACCTTGTGCGGCATGTCGGCCAAAAACTTGCGGCCCGCGTCCACGAAGCCCTGTATGCGTGGATCACACTCAAAATCCTTGCCCCGCAATATCGCAGCCATTGCGTCATGTACCGCCGTGCCACGTTCCAGATACCACGGGTCGGAGGGGAACCAGCCGCCCAGCACATCACGGATGATCTCTGTCACTCTGGGAACCGGGCGACCATCTATTTCATACTGGCTCATGTCAGCCTCCAATGGCCGGGAACACCCGCAAGGAGGCCCGTCGGGGGTGACGGTGGGAACGGGTGCCCCGGCCAAGTTGTCATTTCGACTCCTTTTTTCCCTGATACGGCCTGTAAACCCACAACGGGCAACACTCCACGGTACACTCGGCAACCTCCGCCCGGACAAAACCCGCACATTCGATGCACTTGGCCTTGAGAGCGGCCGCCTTCGACTTTCCCGAAAAAGCCTTCACCATGACGCTTTTCTGGCTGAGAGGCGTCCGTCGTATTGCCTCGGCCTGTTCTTCCGTTAAAACGTGCGTGGTGAGCGTTTTTTTGACATTACTTTTGATTTTTGTATCCACACTCATCCTCCAATCACCAAGTCGAATAGGTCAGGGGTGGTCATTTCGCGCCCCCACGAACAGAGGCATACTCCTGAACGTGGCACTTGTACGCCTTGGTTGCGCGATTCATAGCACGCGCCAAAACCTCGGCTTGCGCCCGCGCTCTAGTTATATGCCACGGCAACAGGCTATCGCGTGTAAACACGCAAAACAAACGATCCGGGATGACGTGAATATCTTGCTTTGGTTTCTTGCGCTTCATTTCTCAGCCTCATCTTTCATGTTGGAACACGTATGGCAGCGGCGTCGGTAAATTGACGATGTGCAGTTAGGCTTTCCAACAGCGTGCTTCCCGGCGCATTTGCTCGGCTCCCATTCGCCTGTGTTTGCATCAAAGTATTCGTCTCCATGCTGAATAGCGTCTCCGACACACAGCTTGACGAATCCGGCTCCAACCATCGCCTTCATGCTATCGCATCCCTCCGGTACCCAGACCGCCAGCATTTAAATGCCCCTCAATCTCGGCAACCGTCTCCGCAGGCACTTACGCCGCGCGGCAGCGCGTACACAGAACAACAGAATAGCCAACCTACCACCTTACAAACGGGCGGGCATAGGCTCGGACGCCAGCATAAGCAGCAATACGTGTAGCGGTGTTCGCCCCCTCTGCAAGCAACCCATCTAGGTACAGCCAGTCCACCTTTGCGCGTGATAATTGCTCAAACTCACAACCGCCCTCATCCCACACATACAAGCCGTGATCCTGACATGCCGAATCGTGCAATATGGTTGAGCGCGGGTACATGTCGCGTTGCAGGTGTACGCCCGGAATGGCCCATGTGAGCATCTGAAAAATGGCCGGGACGGTAGCACCATCATAATTTTCGACGAGCCGCTTTGGGCTATACGTGCGCCCGTCGGAAGCATGGAGCATGAGCGGAAAGTCTGTGCAGAGCCTCACTGTGTAGATTGGCGTGAGCGAGCGCAACAGGCCACGTCTTTCGTATCGCACCGGAGCGCCCTTGGAATATTTGCCCTCCCATGACGGCCTTATTACAGCGGGAACGAATGGCGTATTCATTTCTCGCCCTGTCTGCGTGGGTGTATTGCGCGATCCCCGTTGCTGCCCTTTGGGTGAGGGGTCAAATCGTCATCTATAACTTCCGCATCAACCACCAGAGTTTCCTTGCCGCACGCGGGGCATAACAATGGCGATGCTACGCCGAACCCGAACGCACGGTTTTCGTGGCCGCACGGACAATGCGCGATGTACCGTATGCCGCTCATTTCAGCCTCCGTTGTTTTCCTCTCTCTTCTTCTCAACCCGATCCCATCGGTCTCGCAGCCCACGAAGAATTTGGCCGAGGTCTTCGTGGAACTGTCCGCACCGGGTTGATGTAAGCTGCATAACCGTGACCTCGTTCAGCAGTCTATCCGCACTCGTGGACATCTTCGTGGTCGCCTCAGATGAACGCTCAACCATTTTCACCAAGGCTTCATTCTGCTTTTTCAAATCCTCCACATACGCCTTGGACACTTCCCTCGCTTGTGCATTTTGCTTCACGATGGCGTAAGCAAACGCCACGCATACCGCCCCCAAAACAACCTGTGCAGACCCCGTTGATAGTGCGTTGAATAACTGCTGCCACCACGCGACAGGCTCGGCAACCGTAGTCATGGTATTCGCCAAAGGCAAGGAGAGCGCCGTGACTGCAAAGCCAGTTAGTGTCGTTATCGCTCTGATTGTCATGTGTCCTTCTTTCACAGCGCACTCCCGCGCATCTTGCCCGTTTTAAACCAAATCAATCTTCTGCCGCGACAATGCCCTCTGCGGTTGCCGCCAAAATCTTCGGATAGTATTTCGCTATCGCTTCGTCCGCTCGTTTTCTGATAGAGGGATTCAGCACGATCTTGTCCGCCAGAGCGCGCATCTGATCGGAGGCGACCGCCTCGTCATACCAGCTAGAAAGTTCCTTGTTGGATACGGTGATGTTCTCTTTGGCCAGATCACGCCTCACCTGCTTGAGCACCAGCGCCTTGACCGCAGGATCATGCTCTTCTTTTATGCCTGCCTCCCGCATCACCGTGCAGCTCGTCGCCGCAACCGCCACAACCACCGCCGCCATTACCGCCATTGCCTTCATTCTCCATTCCTCCTATTTCGTTCGCTTCGCCTTTATTTGCACCGGACGCCCCGGTGCCGCGCCGCGATTCAACACAACACTCTCCGACATCTCGCCCTCTTCTCCCCACACATCCACCGCCGCAACCGAAGCAGTCACATTCGCAACCGTCACCGTCACGCTGGCGGTCATGGCCTCGGAGTACATCAACCGCTGCGGAACATCCCCTGACAGGTCGTAGAGCCAATATCCCGCGATCTCGCCAGCCGCAAGCGGAGTACCGTCCGTTCGTTCCGAGGGCGCGTCCCAAGAGACTTCCCACACCGCCGCCTGAGCGATCAGGGCGAGCAACGCGGCCAGAATCATCGAAAGATATTTTTTCACGGCTTCTCCTCATCTTTCGGCGCATCCTTATCCTTTATCTCGTCCTCGGACTTCGTGGGTGCGCTCGCCACGGCAACCGCAATAGCGTCGGCTCGAAGCCTCTCGTTCACCTGTTCCAACACCGCCGTGTAAATTGCCTTCGCGATTGCGTCCTCCGGCTTAACGTCCGGATAGAACACCACACGGATCATGAGCGTTGAGGGAAACTGCATCCCACCAGCGTTTACCGGAGCGGCAAGCTCGGTCAGTACATCGTCCTTGATTGCCACTCGAATCTCTGCCGCCTGAACAACAACAACGCCAATCAACACCGCAAGCACAAAAATCAGCTTCTTCATTTTTCATTCTCCCTCTATTCGTGCATCCACGTGTTACCGTTATCTGTCGCGAGTCTCATCACGCCGCCTGTGTATGCGTTAGTCACAACAATGAGCGTCCCCTGCACAAAGTCGCCGCTGCCAAAGGTGGGGCGGAAAAATATGCGATTTGTTCCGCCGTCAAGATACAGGTCGCCACGCACGCGGATGGAGTTATTCACCGCGTTGGACACGCCAAGGCCGATAGCGATACGCTGAATTTGTGCTGCGGAGTTTCCAGCAAAACTGGATGTTCCTATGGCAATGTTTGTGTGAGACCCGCGTGAGGACACGCCAATAGCAATTCCACGATCAGTACCATTTGCTGAGGTGCCCAAAGATATACCGTAATGAGTTGCATTTGCGCTTGAGCCAACCGCAGAACCGTAGGTCAATCCGTTTGCTGCTCGTCCAACAGCAACCCCATAAGCGCCTCCGTAAGTACCCTCTCCAACAGCAACACCATAACCAGTAGTGCTGCGTGCATTTGCTGTGTCCCCAATCGCAACGCTCTTTAGGTACGCCCCAGCATTATGCCCAACAGCAGTATCATAGGCTCCAGCAGCACAAGAGCTTTGGCCAAGGGCTACCCCGCCAACTCCATTCGCGAGATAGCCTATCGCCACGCCTGCCTGAGCACCCGCAGACACATTAACTCCTGCCCCAATCCCGACAAGCAGAGTAACACTATCACTCTTGATATTGTTGCCGATCAACACAGAGGCAGGACCAGTAGAATTGGAGACTATCAAACCACCCGGAGTTTCAATATACAACGCACCAGTCATAGTGTCTCCAGCCTTGTTTACAAACGAGTTGCTTGCGATGGCCGAGTCTATGCCGCCACCCGCAGGAGCCGCCGCCCAGTACAGGGTATCGTTGTCCGTGCCGCTCGCGTACAACATTTGCCCCGCTGTCGGCGTGTTGGTTGCGGTGAGGTTGCCGCTGCCCGAGCCAGATGAAACCGCATTCGTGTTCCACGTGAGCGTCCTCGCCCCCGCGTCGTATGTGTCGGAATCGCCCGCCACGATATTCGTTGCGCCGGTGTCAGTGTCCACGTAATGCGCTTCATTGGTGTTCCACGTGATGCTCAACACCCCGTCGTTGGTCGTCACCGCGTCAGCGCCCGCCGCCGAGATGGTTGCGCCAAATATGGCAGAAGCAGCAAGGTTGCTCGCCGCTGCCGCCCACTCACGCGCAATGCTGTCCTCGCCAGCAGATGGAAAAGCCTGTAGGCTGCCGTCACCCGCAACGTATTGGTTTGTGGAACCGGAGAACATGGCGCTAGACACGTCGCCCGTGTTGACGCCAGCCTGCGCAAGCGCGTTTGTTATGCGATCAGTGTATATATTTCCATAATTATCCATCAGATATGGTGAGTCATACTCTGAATCCTTTATTACCATCAGCCCAGAATCATCAAATTGTAACCCATCCCATCTAGCCGGAGTAGCAGCGTTGTTACGCAATAGCAATCTTCCGGGATCACTTGATCCTGCGTCAACATCGCCAACATAAAGCGCACCCTCGTTTGTCACCGGACCCGCAACCGTAAAACCCTGCGCTCGGTCGTTGGTCCATACAGGGTCTGTCTCGGTATAGGCGTCAGCCGTCGCCTGAGCCTGTGTCGCCGCCGTGTACGCGCTTGCCGCCGTTGCCGCTGCCCCCGTTGCGGTTGAGAGAGCGGTGTTTGCGGTGTTGCTCACCGCTGCGCCCCAGTCGCCGCGGGTGGCGGTTGTGGAAGATGTGCCGTAAGCTACCTCTACCGTTTGCGTGCCAGAAATAAGAGACTCAACATAAGCCGCAACGTCTGTCTGGTTTGCTATGTCGCCTGCGATGTTGCCCCACTCAATAGTATTTGCCGTCACAGTTTGCCATACAAGGCCGTCCTCAGCGGTGCTAGTCGTTTCCTCAATATAAAGCCGCCCGTTGCCGGTCCAGTACCTATGTCCGTCACGCTGAAAATAAATCGTGTACCACCATGCATCTGTTGTGCCATTCGTGCCGACGCTGTTTGTACCTATCGTCGGCCATTGGATGAGGTAGTAAGTATTCGTCGCCAGATAGTTTGTCGCCTCGGCATAATACGCGCCGGTCCCGCTCGGACCTATAACCATGCGCACTTCCATTGCGCTGTCCGCATCTATCGCCTTTCCTCGCCGGAGCGGGTCAACCTGGATAAGCGGCGTGGTGCCCTGCTGCCATGTTATGTCGTCGAGGCTTTGCGGTCCCGATGTCTGCACCTCGGCGGTCAAGCGATAGGCGAAGTCTGAGCCGTAGCACGCGCCAACCGCAAGCACCGCAACCGCAAAAAATAATATCATGTGTTTCATTGGTTCCTCTTCTCACTTGTATTCTCCAAGCATTTCAATAAAAAGGTATTGTTTTTCAATCGTTGTGGTGTACTCCCATGAATAAGTGTCGTAAAAAGCGTCTGGGGTTTCCCATCTAACCCTAGGGCTGCCATCGAAAAAGTCTGGTATGTCAACGGTATCGTTTTGATAAACAACATTTGTCATTTGCAAGACAAACGGCGCTCCGCTGAAATATACTTCTGTTCTGTTGTAACTCTCAAAACACTCGTCGGCTTCGGAGTCGTAATAAGGCGGGCAGTATTCGACGAACTCTTCACTACGTCCTGTCGTCATTACTGCGGCGCGCAGGGTTCCGCTTGCAGAAACGTGTCCACTAAACCATACGGTTGCTGAATACTCTGGCAGCACCGTTTCCGCCGTCGCCGTTTTCCTTGGGGAATACAAAACGCATCCAGCACCAACTATATCGTTGTCCACATAGCGACGTTGATAAACGCGCTCGTAAAATGACGCGGTTACGTTCGACGAAAGGTTTACAAAGTCTGTTTCAGCACCAAGCTCAGGATCGCTTATAGATGCAATATCGCCGCGAGCTAACTCGTAGAGGCCGCAATCGGGCAGGTTTGTTTCGTATAAGCATCCGCTGTAATACGGGGAGCCGCAAAAAGCCTGATAGCACGGCGTGACAAACCATGTATTCGTGTCCCCTCTCGAATATCCCTCGGTGTTGTTTCCGTAATATCGCGTTGCATCGTTTGTCTTTTCTACAAAGTTTATCTCTCTTGCGAAGATGGTTAGCTTTGCAAACATGTCACGTATTTTTTTGTACGTGTAATCGTTTGCAGTAAACCCATACGCAATAGCGTTATATATATTTGTGTCGTAAGGCCACCCGCCGCCTCTGAAAGCCAAATACGTGTTGCTAGGCCCGCTTCCATCAAGACCGCGCCACGGCGTGACATCGAAATAGGTGCGTACATAATTAGTATAGACTATGTTTACAGGATTGCTCGGAAGATTTGTATTCACCATATAAGAGTTCGTGTCGTTTGCTTGCCATCCGAAGGCATTTGGAACAGTGCCCGTAAGTATTATTTTTTCATAAGGAAGTCCGGCTATCTCACACAGTCGCCCGACCGTTAAAAACGGTGGTGTTTTGGGGCGCTGCAACTGCCACGAAGAATACGTTGTCACCGTTACGGCTGTTGAAACGCACGACTGTATCCTCACCGTGTTTGTTACCCATGCCCATTGGGACGTAGAATTAAACCACGCGCCCATATCTGATATGTACGTTGGGTCAACGAAATAGCCTACATTGTTTGCCACCCAGTTTTTCACCTTTTGCAACGGGGCTTCGCTGTTCAGCGGCAAGACGCCTTCTGCCGGAGGCTTCTCTATACGGAACATATAAAGCTCTACGTTGTTCGACGTGGACGAAATCCACTTTGCCCGTTCCTCAACTGCAAGCCACGCATCCATGTCTAGCGCATCAAGAAGCGACACCGATGTCGTATACCTGTTTGTGAGGTGTTCGGCTTCGATTCCGTTCCAACGCGGGCCGATTCGGGTCCAGTTGGTTACAACTACATTTGTTGTTCCATCCCATCCATTGATATAGGTGTGAATATAGTTGCCAGAAAGATTCACATACCCGTTTATTCGCCCCCACAAAGGCGGGTTGGATGATGTATTGTGTACCACGTGATACCTGTTTGATTCTCGCTCCGCATAGGTCTCAGGAGGGTAAATGTCGTCACGCCATGCAAGCGCGGAATTTGCCAACAACAATACGAACACAATGCTATGGTATACGCGGAACATGTATGTCTCCAAACGTATAATCGGGATCGTATATTTCCGCATCCGATGGCTGCGGGTCGTCCATGTCCCAATCCACCCACACCGGAGGAGAACCGTCGAAATAAACCATCAGACACCACTTATTTGTAGCCGGTGTTTCAGGGTATGAAGGAACTTCTTTCGGTACGCCAGCGACAATGATGCGGCCAATGCCGCCCGCGCTACCGCCTGCGGTTGCATTCACGATGATCTTCGGCACACCGTCTTTCCAGTCAACTTTACCGCCGACAACGTTCATGAGTTGTAATGCTCGTTCAAGTTTGCGCAAACCCCTTGCCAAACCCTTCATGGCAAGCGGCTTTCCCTCTTTCGGTAGTTGCTCGAAGAAAACCATCATGTGGATATCACCGTGCTTGAAACCCATGTAACCTTTTTTTCCACCACCGTTTTTGAAAACTTGTAGCTACCGACAACCCTGTTATCTTCTTCCAGCCTTCCAATCTCATTGTCGCCTGTAATGGCGTCAACCGCCGCGCTTGCGGCGGAATAAGTTAACCCCACCCACTCCGTAGTAATTTCTGTCATGCTCTCTTTGAACTTGTGCTGAATAGTTTGGCTTCCCGACTGTGTTTCTGTTGTGAAGAACGAAAAGCCCTTCGACTTCGAGGTCACATGTCCATCGCCTGTAACTGATTCTGCAAGTGCCATTTTACGCCATCCTCAATAGCTCGTCCTGTTGCGCCCTGATTTTCTCAAGGTGTTCTCGTATTTTGTCCAGGCGTTCGATTTGTGCCTGAGCCGCTTCGATTTGCGCCGCAACGGTAGCCTCTTCCGCGCCCAACTCGCCCGCCCGTTTCTGTGCAGCGCCAATTGCCCGGCTCGCGTCCAGAAACTCGCGGTCTTTCTTGCTCAATCGCACTCCGCGCCGCACTTTGGCTTCCAGTCCCGCCGCTTTCCGCGCGTCTTTCTCTCTCGCCTTCGCATCTTCTTTCGCTGCCTTGCGCTGCTCGATGTAGTCGGCCACGCGCATCTTGGCGACTTCCTCAACGGACGCCTTTTCCTTCTGGATCGCGTCGAGCTTGCCCTTGAGCGCGTCAACCTGTGCCTGCTTCGACTTCTTGGCCGCGTCCACGTTGAACTTCGCAACCGCTTTTGCCGTGCCTTGCGCCATGTTCTTCTCTGCGTCTGCTGCGGCTTTTTCGTCGGCCAGCCGCTTCTCGCGCTGCTTTTCGAGAGCGTCAAGTTGCTCTTGGCCGATTTGCTCGATGGCCTTGGCGTGGTCTTCGTGCAGCTTCTCGCGTTCGGCCAGAGCCGCGTCTGTGCGCTCCGTCACGATGCCGCTTTCGCCCTTTATCGCATCGGACAATTCCTTGAGCGCCGCGCGGTACGGGGCAAGGCTTGGCGGCTTGAATGCGGATCGCGGGCTTTTGATCTTTTCCCATAGCGCCGTCGCGTAGTCGCCCAAGTATTTGAAACTCTCAACCGTTCCGTCAACCCACGCGCTTACTACGTTTTTCGTGTAGCCGATTGCAGTTGCCGCGCCGTCGCTTATGCTTGCCCACAGGATGTGCGCGGTATTGGAAACAAGGTTCAGGTAGTACGCGAATGTTTCGCCGAACACCTTTGCGCCAGCGATTAGGTTTGTCACTCCACCACCACTCGCCCACTCCGAAAGCCTCGCGGTAAACGCCTTGACCGCATCGCCAACCCTAGCAAGCGCACCCGAAAGCGCGTCGTTTTGAGATATTGCGCGGCCCATCTCTTCCCACGCGTCCCCGATTCTGCCCTTGAGCAAACCCCATTGCCCGGACACGGTATTCAGCACGGCCTTCTGCTGCTCGTAGCCACGAGCAAACAAATCGTTCACGATTGCCGCTTTTTCGGCCTCGCTCGTCGCGCTTCTCAACGCAGGAACGTAGCGATTGAGCATCTCATAGTTGCCCTGCATCGCCATAGCCACGGCTTTTTGCGCCGCCGCTTCCTCAAGCCCAACCGACTTGAGAGCGATTACCGCACGCGCCGCATCACCGAGCTTGTTGGTTTGAACGCCCAACATGCGCATCTTTGCCATGCCCGCAAGGGTCGCTTCGTCGGCGGCTCCGGTTTCGTCTTGGATTGTGGATGCGATCTTTTGCAGCGTCGGGATAAGCGCCTCGCCCGCTTCCCCGTGTGCCGTGATCGCCGCCGCTAAACTACGCTCGGCTTTTTCCTGCACCGAGTACGCCGCAAGCGCCTTCGTAGCAAACCCGACCACCGCTGCACCCGCCGCAAGAAACCCCTTTGCGAAGAACTTGCCAATCCGCATGGCCGACTGACCGAACTTGTCCAAGCTCGCTTTCGCCTTGGATAGCCCGGTCGCCATCATGTTTCTGGCGCGGAGGATTACCGAAAGTTCTTTTTTCTTCGACATGTTATTCGGCCTTCCGGCTTTGCCTGATTTTCTCTACCGCCCAGCCAAGCGCCCGCTCTGCCCGAATGCGTGGATCGCTTGAGCTTGCTCTGCCCTCTGCCGTGTTCTGGCGCGTCACGGCGTCAAGCACCGCGTGCGTATAGCCCGCCGAACAGCGCCGCTCCCAGAATTCGGGGGTTGATCCTGCAACAGATGCGAGGAATGCGGAGAAGTCGCCGATGGACATGCCACCCGATTGCGATGGAGGTGTGTCGGCTTCCTCTTCTTGCTGCAAGACTTGGCTTATCGCCACGTTCAACTGCGCCACCGTGCATCTGAGCGCCCTTCCGAACGCCTTGACAGCCTTCTCTGCCGCCCTGCCATCGAGCGCAAGCGGCTCGCCATCGTCGTATTGCTTTGCCATTGCATAGGCAAGCGCGGCGGTGGGGTTTGACAATCTACACCCTACGCGATCAAACCACTCTTGTCCGTAGAGGGTCAGGGGCCACAGATACGCGCACCCGCACTCGATGGGGATTCCGCGAGAGAGCAAGCGCCTTGACTCAGGCGATTCAACGGCCCATGCAAGCGCGTTAAGCTCAACTATTTCGGCTGGCGTGGGGATGATACCATCCGCCATCAAGCCGTCAATCTCCGCCTCGGCCAGACCGTTGAGCTTCGCCATGTCTTGCATCGGGGTTCGCCTTATGCACTCGCGTCGCGTGTCACGGTGAAGTTGATCGAGGCAGACGCCGTGTGGTGCCCCGCTTGCGGCTCCGTCGCGCCAGGTGGTTGTACGATAGCCGCATTCCATTTAGATGTCGTCAGCGGGTCTGCAAGCGCCATCGCTGGCGCATCGGTGATGCGGACAAACTCCGCACTCACTTCGCCCGTGCCGCCTGAAATGCCGTGCGCCACAGGCTCGCCAAGTCCGTCGGCCTGCTCCGCGACTTCGAGACTCACCGACAAGGACGATCCGGTAAGCCGTCCAGCTGAAACGGTGAACCCAAGAGGCTGCGCTTGCTTCATGCCCACGACAGAAATGGCGGGAAGCGTGAACTGATTGGTAAATCCCGTCGGAGCGATCATCGTTTCAGTTCCGAGCAGCCCGCTCACGGTGATCTGTGGCCATGCGATGTTGGCCGTAGTAACCTCAAGCCCGGAGGCAACAACAGCGGCTTCAATTTCGCCAATAACGATATCCGACAGGTCAAGCGTTCCAGCCTTTACAGCATACTTGCATGACACCTCGAATATCTCGCCTGCGCCGTTGCCGTAGTAATCGCTGTCGGCAATGTCGTTGTTCTCGTCCATCGCGTCTGCACGCGACTCGGCGCGAGGAACCTTGCTGCTGTCAACCAGCTCAAGTATATCGCTCATGCCTTCAATTTCCAGTATCCCAAAATGATCCGTCAATGCGCCGAAGTTACTCATGTTCTTTCTCCTCTGTTAAAAGTCCAACCAGCTGTAATTCACGATCAGACTCATTCCGATTATGCTTGCTCCATTGTCATCCGACGGGGGTGACGCCTCACCAATTTGAAAGCCGCCGAAACTGAAAGCAGATGCGTTGTCAACCAGTGCAATGATCCGCGCCAGAAACGCGGAGTACACTTCGTCTTCGTCATCGCCCCGCCGGAACGCGGAGAACAACGCGAAGATCACGCGCTCAACTTCGCCGTACATGGCCGAAACAATCGCGTGGTCTTTGTCGTCCTGCGTCTTGGTCGCGCACAGAATGCCGCACGTCACGGCCAGCGTGGACTGCGCCTGGTCAACCGCGGGGGCCGAACACCGTACATCAATCAGTGGAAATGCTTTATCCGGTTCTGCTTTCCAGTTTGGGTCTTGCGCCAGCGACTGCCACGCCCGGACAGTCACGCCCGCGCCAAGCTCGGCTTCGTCCCGCAACAACTCGGACACCGCTTGCTCTATGGCTTTTGATACGTTCATGCCGCCAGCCATCCAAACCCCTGTTTATCCACAAGACGTTTTTCAATGCTCTTCATCATGGCGTTTGAAGCCCTCTCAAGTGCGGTTTCAAGCGAACGCTCACCGCCGCGCAACGCCTTATCACCGTACCCGACAAAACTTGTCAGCTTGATGTACTCTTTTGTCCTACTGCCGGACGCGAGGCGGTTTGCTATTTTGAGCATTTCGCCGCCTGCGCTAGAAAGGTTGCGACCACCGCCGCCTAGATTGGCTTCACGCGCCGCACGCTTCCACGCAGCCCGTGCCAACCCAGAGTTGCGTATATTCCCGTAACGCTTCTGCGCTGTGGCTGCATCGCGCGAGTACACAACTTTTGTTTGCCGCGTGCGGGGTTTGCCGAGCCATCCATCAACCGCGAATGTTTTTAGGTTGCGGCGCGAGGGCTTGAACGCCGCGTTTTGTACCTCTTTCACCTTGCGCTTTTTCGGCGCGATACGAGTAGAGGCAACTATGGACTGCACCAGAAACCTGCCAGCCGAATTGAGCGCGTGGTTTACGTGCATGTTCATGTACTTCATTCCGGCGTCCATCGCACGGAACAAAGCCCGCACATCCTCCTGCGGAAACTCTATCGTTATCGCGTCGTTACTCATTCGGTGTCTCGAAACCCAAAACGATTATGCCCGCAGAATCCTTGCGCGAAAGTATGCGCAACGAAACCCATGTGCCGACCGGCACGCTCATGACTTCAACTACATCACCCTTTTTCAGCTTCACGGTCGCCGTCTCGCTCGATGCCAAGCACCGCACCGTTACGTCAGCCGCATTAAATGTGCCCTGGTCGTCCTCGGTAGTTGCGAGGCTGATACCGGACGAAAGCGCCTTGGCGATCACGTCTCGCTTATTCACGCGGATTTGAGCGCGGGCCGATGGCATTCCATTCCACGCTGCATTAAACGCTATTGCTCCGAGTTCCATTTCATCACCTTGCCCCTGTGGCACGCCGCCGACGGATAACGCCTGCGGCGTGCCATATTATTGCACTATACGCATAGGGGCATATTCATCACGCTGCTACGCCGTCGAACGTGTACACTGCCGCCGCGTTCAACGTCTTGACCTCGGCCCACAACTTCGCGTCGTAGAAGTTGTTAATGAGCGTACGGTCGCCAACGCTCTGCACTTCCCAGCCGTTCCCGCCGTCAGGAATAAACGTGAACGTTTTGCCCAATACCGGAATGTATTTGTGGCTGAGCGGATCGTTGGTGTTGTCCGCCTTCACGATGGAAAACTTCTCGGCCCGCGTTCCAGCGTTCCATACCGCATCATCACCGGCATACACATCATCTACGCCGAGGAACATTGCCAAACCGCGCTTCCACGCTTCAAACGACAACCCCATAGCCGCTTCCGCAGCGTTTACGCCGGTCACGATACGCGCAAACGCATCTCCGATCTTCGCTGTAGCCGCGATGTTCTGAACCATCGCATTCAGCACAAAGCTGGATGCGGCCAGAACCGTGCGCCCTGGATACAAGCGGAGCGCCTGCCGTGCCGTCTGCACATCCGTGCGCAGCTTGGCCGGGTCAAACGTGTTGTCAGCGGTTCCGAGAATCACGTCCGCAATCTTGCCTTCACGCAGCGCCAACACCTGCCGCATGGCCCAGCGCGCACCGATCTCGTCTGCTTTCTCGATTCCGCCCATCTGCTTTGCTTCGTCGGGTGAAATGGCGGCGCGGTCAATGATTTCGGTCGCTGCCCACGTGGTCGCGCTGTTCGCAATCTGTGTTGCGGTTGGCGCGTGACCAACCGTGCGGCCTTCCTGCGCCGCGCTGTCAGCGGTCACGGTAGCATAAGCCACCGAACCGGCCTTCTCCGTGACCGGTGCCACCGGCATCAACTTCGTTCCAATGTAGCCTTCCGGAGGGTTGACCTCAATCGTGGCCAAATCCGGCCTTTCGTCTGTCTGTGTGTAATAATCCATCTTCGTTCTCCTGTTTTCTTTTTTGATTCGCGTGTTCCGGTTACGGCTTGTAGATGAGCGTGGTAACAAACGTGTTTGTTCCAGCCGCCACCTCACCAATCAACCGCACGGTTATTTCACCGGCCATCACCGGCTTTCCGTACCACGCATTTGTAACCGCAGACCCGGCTACAAATGTCGCGGGCACTCCAGCCGTCGTATGCAAAGCCACTCGCGGGTAATACACCGCGCTGGCGTCCACTCCGGTTTTGTTGAACAATGTGCCCTGCGAAGACGCAACATTTACCGCGCCCGTGGCCCCCGCAGGTACACTAACATGCACCGCTTCAAGCTCGCCGCGCAGCACATACGTCTTGCTGTTTGTCGCCCCGCCGATCACGGTCAGGCTATACGGCCTGCAGTCCATGTCCGCTTGCGCCGCGACACCCATCGCCAAGAGTGCAAGCGCCATCACAATCAATCTTTTCATCATCTTTTCTCCTGTGTTTTTATCGCAGCCCCGGATGCAGTCTGTTGCGCGGGTCAACATCGCTTGCGGTACGCCCGGTCTTGTCCGCCGGTTCGGGCGAAAAGGCCATGCCACCGCTCACAAGTCGCTCACACTTTGCCTGCACTTCGGCTATCTTCTTGTTCACCATTGCCACGGTTTCTTCGTTATCCTTCTGAATCTTGGCCACGAGCGCCGCATGATCCTCTGACGCCTTTTTCATTGCCGCGTCATGCGCCCTTGCCGCCAGTGTTGCGCATTCTTTCAGCGCTACGATTTCGGCGCGGGCTTTGTCACGGTCGCTTTGGAGTGATCGCTTTTCCGCTTCGAGTTGGTTGACCTTTTCGGCAAGGTCGGCGAGGGCGCTTGACTCGTCGAGCTTGTTTTCATCTGCCTTTGCGGGTTCGGGTTCGCTTGCAGTCTTGCCGGGTTCTCCATCTTGCTTATCATCATCACCTGTCCCGGGTTCGCCATCCTGATCGCCCGCGCCACCTGCATCGTCTGCGTTACCGTCGCCACCTGCATCGTTGCCCTCCTTCTTTTCAGGCTCCTGTTCGTTTAGAAATGCCGCAATGCCTATACCCCGGCTGTCAATTTCTTCGAGCGCATCTGCGGGATACTCGATCACATCAGAGGGGTCGGCAATGATCTCTGTTGCAAGACCGGCGGCTTTCAATTCCTGCGCAGACAACCAACCCTCGCGACCTTCCGCAAACCATTCGGATACGACCTCGGGCTGCATACCGTACTTGCTCACGAGCCGGGTCTTTATGTCGCCGTTGATCTTTCCGAGTAGGTCGGCGGTGTCCTGGTGCAATTCCTTGCCGCCGATTGAAAGTGTCCACGCGCCATGAAACATCATCTTGGCGTTCGCGTGCGCCTTGATTTCGTCGGCCACCATGATCGAAAAAGCAGAAGCGGCGGAAGCGGTAAGAGCGCCAAGCACCACGGATACAGGCTGCTTGGTTTCGGCTTTCCATTCCCGCACCGCATTGACCATTTCATTTGCGGAGAATACAGAGCCGCCGGGACTATTGACGTACACCGTCAACGGTTCGTCTTTTTCGGCCTCGCCCAACATAGAGCGAAAGCGCGACTCTGGAATAATTATTCCTCGGTCAATGTAGCTTTCTGCCCACGATGCATCATATTCGCTCGGCACGATCACGCCGCGTAAATAAATTCTACTCATTGTTGTTCTCCTGTGTTTCCGTCTCATGCACTGCGCCAGCCTTTGTCTCCATGTTGGACAAAGGAATGCCCTTTTTCCGCGCATATTCTATTTGCTCCGCGATTGCATCGAAGTGCCGCTTCCAGTCCGGGCCAATAAGTTGCGACCAGTCCCTGACGCCGTTCTTCAACGCCATCGCGATAGCGTTTTGTTCTTTGGCCGTGTCTACTTCTGGCATCCGCGGCCACTGCCAAGACAACGATTTCTCCCACCCTTCGGCTAATTTGGTTTTAATCAGCCCTTTGCGCATTGCGTACGTCAGCGCCTTGACCGCAACCCAATCCGCAAAGCACCGCTCAAGCCACTTCTGCATTGGGTAAAACGCGCCTTGCCATGTCATAATCATGTCGCCACGAAATGCGGTATACGAAGAATCTGCGCGAAGCATCGCGTATGCACGAGCCAGACCGAACGCCGCACCAGCCTGACAGAGCACCGCCTCGACAAACCCGGCCATGTTCACATTCGGGCGTTTCGGATCATATTGTGTTACCGTGTCGCCGGGTTCGCCGTAATCCATGTAGCCACCGGTAAACGCCTCAAGATTTTCATAGTTTCGCGCAGGCGCGTCTGCCCCTCCGCCCGTTTCGGTTGCTACGGTTGCCGCATCTTTGCCGCTGTTTTCGGGCAACATTTCAGGCATGGTTCCGGGTGCGTCCCAGTCATCTACCGCATCTTTGCGGGTTACAAATGCGTAATCGCTTGCGGCTTTCTTCGCAGACTGTAGCTCGCGTGCCAGCATTTCGTAGAGGTCGAGAAGCGACGCGGCGGCGGTCAGCATCGGCGGCACTCCGCGACCTTGGTTCATGCGCCACGGATCGCGGGGCATTACTGCATTATCCCGCATCCACACGGTTAAGTCTTTCGCATCATCAATCAATGAGCATCCGCGCTTGCCGGTCACGGTGTACCCAATCACGCGCCCATACTTGTTGCGGACAATACCGGAATCTTGCACATTGCCTTCACCCGGAAAGCTCGCCTTGAATAGTTCCTCTGAACACGGCGCAATTTGATCGGACTCCCAGAACAACAGCTTGCCGCTATCGTCAATCAAGCCGTCGTCGAACACGGAAAGGATGTCTCCCTCGCGCATGACCGCTGCCAACACGTTCTGGCATATCGTGGACCAGTGCTGCGCGTCCCTGTAGTCGCAATCCTTGGCCCATACGCCATTAAACCACTCCGCCGCCTCTTGCCCGTTTGCGACGTTGACCTGCAATTTTCCGAGCGGCCCCACCACGTTCATGCGGAATTGATGAATTATCCCACGCGCCGACGAATAGTTTCGTTCAAGCTCGCGCCCAACATTGCTACCCTTCGCACGCTTCGCCGGTGTGTATATTTCGGCTTCACTCTTGCGTTCAGCCTTCGGTGTGCGCCGCAGCTTGTTCGATTTCAGCACGTCATATTCAGCGCGTATCTTGTGCGCTCGGCCCTTCCATGTCGCAAGTTCGGCGCTCAATTGTGCTTTTGTCTTTTGCTTCATGACGAATATGAAAAGTCGGGTGATGTGCGCTTGCGCCGGTTGCGATTGCACAACCGATTTGCAAGCTCTCTCTCTCGCGCCTGCAAATAAGTGAGCGTGACCGACGCGCCGAATGTAACCGCAAGGCCGTCAACCTGTATCACGGTGGGTTTGGGCATTGAATCCGCGCCAAGCGTGGTGAGGTACTGGATCGCTTCGCGAATAGCCTGATATTCCTGCGATGTCGTCAATGGTGCCATTGACGCCAAACATAGATACGAAAAAATGCGGGTGTCAAATAGGTGGTTTCTACTCGGTAGAAAGCGACAAATCTTCTACCGACTTGAACAACGCGGAACAGATGCGGCATTTGTGATACCGCACGCGGGCAACATCGCCTTCGCTTGTCGGCATTGTGCGCGTAGTCTCAACAGCCGATGAACGGCACGCGGGGCATACAACTCTCGGAACCCACGTTGCCGCATCAAACAATGGCTTGTTCAATCCTGTCGTTTGACCTTGCATCGCCGTCTCTCCCGGTATTTGTTTACCACCGTGCGCCCACCCGTTCCCATGCCCATGAACGCCGCCAACGCATAGCATTGCGCAACCGCGTCGTGAAAGTCCTGCTTCCCCGGCATATCTATCCAGTTCCACATCATCTGACCGCCGATCTCGCCCTTACCGGCAAGCCGCTTGTTGCATATCTGCTGCGCAAACTCCGCGTGATGGCCTGCGTAGAGCGTGATAGTGCCGGGGCCACCCTCCGCGCCGTTCCATGCCCGCTGCGCAACCTCGCCCCAGTAGTCGGCATTCCAAGCTACCCATTGCAACCGCTGCCCGCCTTTGATCGTCATGCACCCGTGACACTGCTCGCGCACCATGCTTTTGACAGTCGTTTGTCCATAGGGTTTGTACTTCTTCGCCGGTCGCCCGGTAAATGCTATGGCGTTGATCCCGATTGCCTTGCCCACCCGGTCAGCAAAGGGCGCGATTGCGTCAAACTGTGCGCCGCCCGCATCCTTGGCCCACGCCTCTATGCGGAACGGCAACCCTGCAAGCGCCTTGCCATGCTCGACCATAACCGGGTACAGCGCCCGCGCATACTCCGCTGCGGTCATGCCGGTCACGTCAATGTTGCATCGGTGCAGGCCGTACCATAAGACCGCCGCACGATGATCCTCCCCGAATGCCAGCACGACGGTTGAAAAAGCATACGAAGGGTTGATGTCGCTTGATGCAAATATGCGCGTGGCCCATGCGGGCACTTGGAGCGCGGGCCGGGTTTTGTCCGTGCGCCGCATAATTATATCGGGGGTGAGCGTGTAGGGCGCAATGCTGCCCATATCTTCACGCGGATCGTTCTGGTATTCGGCCCAGAATTGCTCTCCGGTTTCGATGAGTAGGTTTTCTGCCGTTTGCAGCGCCGATATTTCACCATCCCGCACCCGATGCGACCACGAAACCTCTGCCCCGGCGTCCATTGCTTTGCGCCGCGCACGGTAGAATGCTGTTGCATCCTTTGCCCCGGCGTCTTTGTATATTCGTGCGTATTCTTCCCACAGCGTGTCTTGTGTGTCTGGCCATTTGTTCACCATCTTGCATGTCTCACCCTGCCATTCTGGGTGTTGAGCGCGGTCAAGAAACCGTGCCGCAAGGTCGCCTTTGCGCACTATCGTGCATGGCATCACCGCCGCAATGCGCTTTCGCGGTCCCGCCAAGCCCAACACGTCGCCCGTTATGATGCGCTCCCTCATGCGGCACTGGCTGTCACTCTCTGCGCTCTCCCGCGTCTGCGGATCGTCAATGAGCGCGAAGTCTGGCCGCAATACCTTGCCCGTTTTGGTGTCCTTCCACTTGCCCCGGATCGCCCCGGTTAGCCCGTGCCCCTCAAGTATCGCGCCGTTGCTCTCGTATGCCGCCCCGTCCGGTGCCGTCACTTCGGGCAATACAAGCGTGGTCTTGCTCCAATGTATCCCGCTCGTTTTGCCGTCGGCGCGTAACTGGTACTTGGCTTTGATCGCCTTTCCGTCCGTTGCCCTGGCATACGTGGTCACATGCGGGTAGTGCGCGTGCAGGGTGTCGGATTCCTGGATCTGCTGTCTGGCAAACTCGATGATCGCTTGCGCCAGTTCAGCCGTGGCGGCAATAACGACTACATACTTGCGCCTCCCGGTCAACACGCAGTACAGGATGGCCCACTTAACGATTGTGCTTTTTCCATGCCCGCGAGGCATCGCAACCGCGAACATACCTCCCGCGTTTAGCGCCTTTTCGATCTTGGCGATTACCCGCTTGTGATCGTCCGAGAATGGCCGGTCAAACGCCTCGCCGCCGTGGTGCTTCATCCACGCGGTGAGAGACTTCTCAAGGCGCGTGCGTTGGGCCTTGGTTTTTGGGTCGGGGTCGGTGTGTCGAACCGTGCGGTACTCTATGCGCAGCCTTTTTACTGCTTCGAGCTTTTTCAGTCCGACGTCTATGTTGTCGCCAAAACCCATTACTTTTCTTTGTCCTGTTGAAGCGTCACAAGTATCTGCTTGCCGCGATAAGGGAGAGCAGGCAAAAAAGCTGCAAGATTGGACTCGGCAATATCGAGTATAATACGTGCGCCGCCGTCGCCGTGAATCTTTATTGCCTGCTCCGTAGGTGGGATGCTGGCCGGAAACGTTACCGGGTCAAGCAGTGGCCTTTTATTACTCATGATGCAACGGTTTCAATGTATATGTTACGCATATCACACAAAGGGGCTTTGCTGAACAACTTGCGCGGAAGAACCTACTAGCCCCCTCATGTTCGTAATCGTTATACTCAATTCACCGGCGCAATCCTTGTGCATACTGTTTCTCATGCTTTATGCCTCCGTGTCGGGTTGTGCGGCGAAGGTTTTCGCCTTTGTGTTACACGCTGAATTGACGTGCGTGCTGGCATCGTGCCGCGAATTGTACTGTCGTGTTTCATTTCTGTCAAGGCTTTGTTTCTTTCGCCGCATCGCTTGCAACCTTGCCGAACAATACGAACAGCACCGCTGTTGCAAACAATCCCGCATACACGTTTATCGCATAGATCGTGCCGAGCATTATCAGCACCCCGATCAACATTGATATGCCTGCAATTCTCTCGACTTGCTTCTTGTTCATCTCTTCCCCCCCACCTTGTCCAACTCCTCGACAAACTGCCTCATGCTGCGCACCACCACCGTATGCCATCCGTTGCCCGCCATTTGCTGAAGCGTGGCCTTCTGTTCCTCGGACAACTTCCCGCTTGCTGACTTCAACTCGCAGGCGAAGGCAACCCCGTTCACGCACGCCAAGATGTCGGGTGTCCCGGCCTTTTCTCGTGCCCGTGGACTGAGATGCAGAAACCATATCCCGCGTCTGGAAAGCTCCAACTCGCATAACCGTTGCAATTCCTTCTCGTCCTTTTCATCTTGCTTCGACGGTTTCGCAAGCGGGTCCGGCATTTCGTAGCTTGCAAAAGCGGGTTTGCACAGGTAGGGGTTTAGGTCGAGTATCGTTTGCGGCAGGTCGTCTATGGTGTATTTCACGCTTCCCTCACTTTCTTTTTCTTTGGCTCCGGTTGCTCTTTCGCGTGGCTGTCCCAACACTCACGCGGGAATGGCCTGTGGTTTGCGCTGCACACGTAGTGCGGATCGCTTGCCGCCTTTGCGTCGAACCTAATGCAGTCCCGGCAGTCTGGTTTCACTTGGTACATATCTCCCCCAACACTCGCAGCACGCCCTTCGCGGTTCTTGGCCTTCGCAACTGACCATCCACTTCGGGCCAAAGGATGCCCTCGTCGCAGTCCATCAAGCGGATTATGTGGTTGCCCAATATACCCGCAGTGATGATCGTCCCGACGCATAACAGCGCGGCGGCTTGTTCGTTACGCTTGCGGGCCTTGGCTGCGCACATAATTGCCGCCCGCTTGCGCTTGGCCTCTAACCGTTTCGTTCGTATGGATTTGCGGTACATATCGTATGGTGCTTGTTTGGCTATTACTTGTTCGCCACACCGAGAGATGCGCGCGATTTCGTTTCGAAGGTGTAGCAGCGGACGCTTATCCCCTTGGGTGCTTCGTGAGCGACCCGCCGCAATGCCGAGAGCAGCAGCCCCACTTCATGCTTTTTACTGGCATCTTGGTGGGTCGCCTTGACCACCTCGCGAAGCTTCCCGCTTGTGCATTCGAGAAGGCCCCAGCGTGGCGGCAGCTCATCGGCCTGGATCAGTCCAGCGGGCGCGCAGAAGTAACGGAGGGAGCCCATTCCCTTTTCGGGGTTGCGGCGAAAGTCCTTTTTCCGGTCAGCCAGGAAGTCGGATCGCGATGCCTTGCATTCGATGACCATTGAGTAAGTGCTGTTCCATCCGATGGCATCAGCGGTCTCGGGTCCGCCGTGGGTCATGTCGGTGATGACGACAGCGCACCCTTTCTTCCTCAGCCATGCAGCGGCCAGAAGGATCAGCGCGGCATGCACGTCGCCACCCGATGGCGAACAAGGCGTCGTAGCCAATGGATGCCCGTCGGGCTTCATTGGCAAAGGCAGGGTATCTTGGCGGGCATCCATGGCTAGACTTGGTCGTTCTGTTTATTCATAGCCCGGCCACCCACCACATGAACGCGGCGTGGATCGTCTGATCCACCAACAGCGTCCCTGTCGGCCATTTGTCCGGCGGCGTTTGGCGCATGAACCGTTGCCAGACCTTTGACCATCCCATCCGGTCCTGCGCGAAGTGTTGCAGCCCGATCAGCGCAACCTGCCACCACGCCAACCCGGTGAACAGAAACGGGATCAGGTATGTCGCAACATGGACTGCGGCGTGAAGACTGCTTGTCGTCTTCTTCTGCATCCAGTCGTTCTGGAACATGAAATCCCCAATCGCGTGTGCAAGCATCCAGTGCATTCAACTCTCCTTTCTCGAATCGGGAACAGAACCAACGCATGGAGCGCTATTCGCTCCCGCTGGTCGCTCAAGCCTCATGCCGTTGTTGGAACTACTCATGGGTCATGCAGCACCGCTTGAAGCGGCGACGGCTCCCGCACGGGCACGGGCTGTTGCGGCTGACCTGGCCGCGTCCGGTAGTCTCGACCATTCGGCGCACGCGAGGCGTCAGGTTGGCCGGGTCAATCGGCTTCATGTCGCCGGGGTCGCTCAACGCGCCGCCACCGATGGGGCGCAGGTACTTCTTTGGCACGCCGCGCTTCTCGAACTCTGCCAGCGGTGCAATCTCTCCGGTTCTCGTATCCATCTTCTGTTCTCCTTCCAATCTCTGTGTTTCTGACTCGAAAATGTTCCAACCATTGGAGGCAGCTTATCCGCCACCCGCAGCGGCTGGCGGAACGCTGCTCCCTTTGTTGGACGTACCGGAATCCGGCTTCGGGTACGCCATCCGTTTCAGTTCCAATCGCGCGGCCTTTGCTTCGCCCGCCTTTGAGAGCGCACGCCAGTACAAATGCTTGCCGATGTCATAATGCGGTTCGATGTTCCATCCGGGCTTCGCGTGCCGTAACTTGTCCGGGCTTTGCGTGCCGTACAGGGAATTGCACGTCCGGCCCGGCACAAATCGCCCTTCGATCATCAAGCCGTCCATGCGGCGGTCCCGTTGCCCGTCATAGTTCCATCCGCACGCCTGATAGATGCCCCCGTGGTGTCCCGCCCCGGCGTCTGCAAAGGACACAAGCAGGTCAATGCCGTCCGCCTTCAACCGCTTGCACGCCAACGAAATCAGGCGTGTCAACGGCACGCGGCACGATTCGGCCCGCACAAGGCGGGACAGTTCCAACACGTCTTCCGACCACCGCGTCGGCGGGATCGAAAAGAAGATCGCCGCCACCGCTGGCCCGAAGTCACCGAACAGACCGCCCGCCGTGTGGAAGGTTCCGACAAGTTGGACGTTCGCCGGGGCGCGGTGGCTGTAGTGGAACGTCTTGACCAGCGCGACGGCTTCGTCGGTCTGCCCCGTCCTGAAATGCAAGTCTGCGGCGGGCATGGTGTCAGGCAAAGAACGTCCAACCAACGCTTGCACGTTACAGCCCTCCCGCTTCGCGTCCGGGCTGAACGTGAAGCGCATTGTTGGAACTAACGTGTATCC